AATAAATGGTAGCGGATGTCATACTAATTTTAGTACTAAAAAAATGAGAGATGCAGGTGGAATCAATTGTATTTATGATGCAATAGAAAAACTTCGTGATACACATAATGAACATATGGCGGTATATGGTAAGAATAATGATAAAAGAATGTCAGGACTTTATGAGACTGCTAAATTTGATGAATTCAGTTTTGATCCAGAAAAACCTGTAGATAGAGGAGCATCTGTAAGAGTAGGATATGATACTATTGGAAATAAATGTGGTTATTTTGAAGATAGACGGCCTGCATCTAATATGGATCCTTACCTTGTTACGTCCAAAATCGCTGCTACTGTTTGTTTATAATAGATTTAAACAAATATCATAAAATTATATAAATGACAGAAAACTATTTAATAAGAGTTGCATGGTATGATAGAGATACAAACAAATATGATTGGGGATCTTGGAAACATTTTAAACTTATTAAAGAAATGAAAGATTGGGTCTACAAACAAAATAGATTGTATCCAATAATTAGATATTGGATAGAATATAAAGAAAATTATGATAGTACAGAAATTAAAAATATAGAGGAGATAAACTATATTAAAGTTGATAATGAAAATAATAACGATAGTGATTATTTACTAATAAATTAATAAAAAATAGATATATAATATATATATGTTTTTCTTACCAAATGATATACAATCTCATATTTTTAGGTATGACTCTACATTTCATACCTACTACAAGAATGTCATGAAACAGCTTAGTACTTATGGTTACTTAAAAAGATATAGTAGAAACTCTACATGTTTAAAAAATGAAGATTTAAAAGGTAGTTATGTAGTTTCGTTTAGTAACAGTAAACAACAATTATTTTAATGTATATAACAAATAAATTATATATATTAATTATATACATATGGACTTAACTTCTAGTAAATTTTTTCAATATTTAGGATGTGCTCTTGTTATATTAATTGTATTTTACATAGTCATGTCATTATGTAATTATCAATTAAAATTAGTTGAAACTTTAACTAATATGTCTTCTGATTCTGTAAGTACTGCTGCAACAATTAAAGAGAGCACTACTAAGACATTAGATACATTATTAATTAATAAATACAGAAGCAATTATGAAGACATTATTATTAATATGAATAATTGGTGTGATGCAGAAATGTTACGTACTATCGTATCAGGTGATATAGATTGCAAAAACGGTTGCGATGACAAATTTATGAAAAAAATTCATACAGTGAATGATTTAGGTAACTTTAAAGGATATCTTAATAAAACTATGGGTTTTTTAGATAAACAATAAAAAAATATAATTTAAAATATTTTATATTTTTATATGAATTCTGAAGAAGCAATTTCTGCAACTAATGTTAAAATAGATGATAAATCTACTATTGAGCTCTTTAATGATGCTCAAAATGATCAGGATTTCAAACAAAAATCTAACGTCGCATCTACTCTTATATTAGAAATATACAGAGTTTTAATGGGTGCGTTTTTAATGGCTTTTGTACCACAAAAATGTGGTGATACTGTTTGTACAATTAGTGATAATATTAGTAGAAACGACGTGTTATCTATTACAGCAATATCATGCAATTCTATCACATTATTGACCTTTTTATGTTTATATTTTATTGAAGTGAAAAGAGAGAATAAGTTAATTACTTATTTAGAAGTCAATAAATTTGAACCTCTTGATAATGATTCTGTTGGAACTGCGTTAAAAAAAATTTCTCCACAGAAAACTCAAAAAATATGGAATTATGATAGATATTATCAAAAAGCTGGTTATTGTTCTACTATGGCTTTTATAATTAATGCTATTATCAGCTCTGTTGTTATATATAGTCATTATTTGGACACCAAAACTGTTACTGTTTATTTAACTAATGTGCTATTTATGGGATCTAAAGTATATGACGTATATAATACTGTTAATACTAAAAGAAATATCTTTTATAGTGCATATCTTAAAAATAAGGTTCAATATAACGATGTTGATCCTGATAAACTTATAGAAGATAGTAAACCAGATTCTGAAAACAATATTTAAATATGATTTTTAAAATAATCATATGTTTTGAATCCTACTGAATTCACTACTATAGCACGAGTTGCACATAAACTGTATCCTCTCCATAGTCTCCCTTCTTTTATTGCAGAACTCAATGTTATATTTTTTGCCATCTGTCTATTTTTTACCACATCTACAGGATAACTGAATGTCCATGCTAATAATCCAGCAATACCTCCAGATATAAAAGGGTCTTGTTTATATTCGTTTGTCAATTTAAAATACGACCCAAAATAAAAACTGTATGCTATAGACTCTCTTGTAATTGTTGAACCCAATCCATAGAGTTTTCTAGAAAACACACCTGGTATTTGTCTTTTAATTTTAAATAAATCAAATCCATAGCATAATGGTGATGTTATTAGTCCTCCTATAAATCCACTCATAAAATAATTATCAACCTTTTTATTGATCAACTCGTTTATTGAAAATATTAAACCTGTAGCACCTACACTAAATATTGTAGGATAGATGAATCCTCTATAATATTGTAACGGTTTTAATGTATGTAGAGGTTTATTGTTTTGAATATAAACCTTAGCTGTATCAAATGGATGACCTACTATATTTTGTGATAATCCACTTAAAGCTCCTGGTAGAAACTCGTCCATGTTTATATATATAATTATATAAACATGTATTTATCTTGTATTTGCATCATAATATCCTGAATCTACCACACGTTTAGAATATTCTACTCCACCCCAATTTGAATCCATCGCATTATCACTTTGTTGCTTATTAGTTTCAATATTATATAGTTTATCTAAAGGTGTATCAACTCCTTCATATTGATTATCTTGATCAAAACCTGGGTAACTATTTTGATTATATGGTGCGTCATTTCTAGATGCATCCATTAATAATTGCTTTTCTGGTAATTGAGCTGGAAATGGAAAATTTTTATTTGCAGGAACTGTTATGTCATCTAAACTCTCTATTTCACCTGGACTTTTTGCTTGACTACCACCACTGGGATTCATGATATCTGGTCGTATTTTATATACACCATTTCCCTGAGCATCATATTCATGTTTCAAAAACAATACATCACAGTCCATATTTTGTGATTTTTGCCATTTAAGAAACTCTACATATTCTTCTAAATTATCAAAAGTAATTGGGTTTACTCCTGGTATTTCAGCTAGTTTAGTATTCTTTAATATAATTTGACTACCTTTCTGAATTAAAATGTTGGGACAATCTCTGTTAGAATTAAATCCTTCTACCACACTTTTTCCATGAAAACAATAAACATATAATCCTAATAAAAATATAGTTAATATTAATGCGTTCTTATACATCTTATATAATTAATCTAGAATATTTTTCAAAAGATTTATTATATTCATTTTATATATACATGCCTGAATTTCTACATGTTAACAATGAAGATACATTAAAGAAAATGAATAATAACTCCAAAGATAAATTCGTTAAATATTACATGGATGGGTGTGGTCATTGTGACGACCTTGAACCTATATGGAAATTAGTTGAATCTAGAATTAATAAAGAACATCAAAATAGTAATGTAATTATTGTCCAAATAAATGCTAATTTTATGGACAATGCTAATATACCTAATGTAGAAGGATTTCCAACAATCAGTATGATTAAAGGTGGGAAAAAATTGGATCACAATGGTGCACGTACCGAAGAAGCTATTATGAATTTTTTTAAAAAACATAATTTACTTACAAGTCAAAGTGGTGGTGGTAAACGTATAAGAAAAACTAAAAAGAAACGGAAAAAATCTCGTAAACCAAAACGTAAACACAAAAGGTCTAGAAAGGGTAGAGGGTTTATTAAAAAATGGTTTAAAAGCAAATTACCTACTAGAAAAGTTAAACCACAAACAGCAATAATTGGATCTGTTAAGGTATCTGATGATAATTATGAAGAAGCACAGTTAAATAGAAGAGGTCATGAACTAGCTAATGAAATAAGAAATCCTCGTTCACCATGGACTCAAGCTGCTGCTGAACAGGAATTTGATCAAAATAAAAGAATATATGAACGTAAATTCAAAAATGTACCTGTAGCAGAAGTGGTAGAGGAAAATCCAGAAACCATAGGTACAAGACCCGTAAGTAATTTGTATTATAACCCAAAAACTACTGATGGACGAAATGATAATTTTGTAGTAGTAAGTAGTAGAAGAAGAAGAAGAGGTAGAAATACTAGAGTAGTTCCTATTGGTGGTAGACGTAAAAAGATTAAATCACGTAAAAAATCTAGGAAATGGAGCAAAAAATATAAAAAAACTATTAATTGTAAAAAACCTAAGGGGTTCTCTCAAAAACAATATTGTAAAGCTAGATCAAAGAGGTGAAAAATTTATATAATAAAATAATTAATAAATAATAATTTAATTATTTTATACCTTACTCCATGTAGTTTTATTGAAAGGTGCTACAGTAACTTCTGGAAGTTTCTGTCTCCAATAATCCACTCGTCTCTCAAAAACCATATCCTTTCTAGTTTTAGGATATTCAGAATCAGTATCCATAGCTTTTTGTTCTGCTCCTGTAATCTTTGGTTTATAACCAAAACAATTTGCTCCAAATCTTACTGCTGGATTTGCTATAAATCCACCATTTATACCTGGTCTACCACAATCATTTTCATGTCCTTCTATTTCTTGTAAATGTTTATATGTATCTTTTTGAGTAGGAAACAATGCTAATTGGTCGTCTGACCAACCATAACTACACCATTCAGCTCCTTTATTGTAAGCGTCTTCAACTTCATTATATGTTGCTAATCTTGCTCCATACGCATCACATACAGCCTTAGCATCTTCATAAACCAGAGTATTTCCAGGTACATGGAATACTTGACTCTGATCACTCAATTCTGTTTCCTCATTAACTACATCTGGTTGTAAACTATCAATTTCTATATCTATCTCTGGTCTTGGAGAGAAATAATTCTTTATAGAAGCAGTCACATCTATATCAAAAAAGTATTGCACACCATTCAATAATAATAATGCAATAAAAACGCCCCAAATAATTATCTCTAAAAATATAAAACTTTTTATTGCTGGTTGTCCACTAGTATCACTTCCACTTGAAGATCCTCCTCCTAAACTAGCAAATATCAAATAATATACTAAGATTACAACCGATAAAAACATTAGAGACCAAGGATTAGTACCTATATTATTAATATAATCATAATTATTAGGCATATTGGAAACATTATCTATTTTAACATCCATCTTATATATAAATTATATTACATTTTTTTTCTGATAAAAAAGACAATAAGCTTGAGTGGAAACCAAACTATGTTCTATATTATCTGTTAATTTTTTTACGCTAGTATCATTAAAATGATACCAATTCGTATCTGCATTCTTTATATAAGCTGTATAATGTCCACCCCAAGTACCTCCACTATGATTACATATACCATATAAATCGTATTTATATGTTGATTTATCATATCCTTTAACGTATTTACTCAGATCTAGATTCTCTAATTCAAATGTTACTAAACGTTGGTCTTTTCTACTACTATTATTAAATCTCTTTAATGAAATCACTAGTACACTAGGAAAACTCCAAACAGTCAACCCTTTATCAACCGGTTCTTTTTTATTTGTTTTCTCATTTAAATATGCATTTTCACCATCAAGTCGCTCTGGTTTATAATATGCGTCCAAACAATCTATTATAGATGGACTCTTATTATCTTTTGGAATAGGTAAATCTATCATGAAAAATGGTTCAGCATGTTGTGATAATGAATCACCTTCTAAATTAATAATTTGAGAAACATGGATACCATAAAATATTTTTAGTATGTCAGAATACTCTTTTTTATACATAGTTTTCATCATCTGATAACATACTTTTGCTAGTTTATCCCTATCATTTAATTCTGTACCTTTTATATTCATTTCCACTTCTCGTTGCATTGAAATATGAAAACTATCTACTAAAAACAGTAAAAATTCTGGTAGATCATTTTGTTCCCATCCTGTAAATAAATCGCGCCCCTTTAATTTAGCTACTTTTTGTACAGCCTGAACCCATCCTGCTGGACTAACTGTACAGTTTTCACTCCACATTAATTTACGTAACTTATCCCATTCTACTAATAATACTGACTCCGGTTTCTTATTTAGTTTTGTTTTATAATCACCATCTAAAAAATTATTTAACATATAAGTGTGTGATATTATCTGCATACATGAATTTAGATAACATGTATTACCTAAATTAGCTAATCCTGTTAATCCTTTTCCTCCATATCTAT